TACCTCATAAAGTTTCTACTAAATTTAAATTTCTGTGGTAAGGTACTTCACATATACCCAACCGTTATACACAATTTAATCTACAACGTGAATTTTCTCCTCAATTTTAACTATACTTCTTTTATCGTGTTTTATGATTTCCATAGCATCATTATAACCATCATTAGGTAATCCACCTTTATTTAGCGTTATCCACCCATCAACTTCATCAAACACTACCTGTTTTTTATCTAAAACACTTCTACGTTGTTCCAACACTCTACCTAAAAATTGAGGATAAAATTCACTCCTACCATCTTCAAACTTTTCTTCTTTAATTCTATATTTTTTCATTTTATTAAATTTTAGTTGTTAATTCCGATTAAACTGTGTATAACAAATGATAAACAACATTAAAACGATTGTTTATCATAGGACGTTTTACTTCCATAACATTCAAGTTTCTTATCCGTTACATTCCACAAATCTTTTTTTCCTTCCGTCATATGACAATTGTGTTTCTTTCCGGTTCTTTTTCCGAACTCCACAATCATATCATTATGACGATTACGGATGAGGTGAGGGCACTCTTTACAGGGTTTTTTCATTTTCGTACTTTTTGGAAATTTCATCAACTCTTTTGATAATTGATGTTTTGGATCTATAATCCTGACAGAATATAGTTTTACCATCAAAGGTAATGGTCATAAAGACATTAAATCTGTCTTGACTTACATTACGTAGTTTGATTGATAAATTACCATAGGTGAAGTACATAGTCCCTTCACTTTTAAGTTGTTTGTAATTAAAGTTGAACTTTTCCATATCACAAAGATATGAAAATATTTTTAACTCACAAATTATTTTTTGAAATTGTACGTGTTTTCTATTGGTCTTTTTCCGTATTTTTTTTCCATCATTTTTTGATGTAGATCCCAATCCAATATTGACTCATTGGTTTGCGTTTTATCTTCTTCAGGTAGAAGGGAATATACTTTTGATATTTTTTTCATCACTTTTGTTGCAATATAATTAAACTTTTCACACTCATCTTTAAAGAAATCAATTTCTCTACCTTCATATTTAATAACATATCTAATATATTTATCTCTAATTTTTTCTTTCTCTTCTTGATTTGGTGCTTGTTCCATAAACATTTTAACCAAAGGCCCCATCTGTTGTACCATCATATCATAATGATCAAAGAAATAATTATCAAAAGCCTCCATTTTGGCATTTACAATATTAACATAAACAATTATCAATACTTCCTCAATTTTTTTCTCAATGGACATTGTTTTTGGTTTTAACCCAACAAACTTCAATAATTCATCACATCTACCCATTTGACTTTTTAAACCAGAAATTAAATGTTCAAATGAGAAGTTTTTTATTTCTTTTAATTCATCATAAACAATATCATTTGTTATGAACTCGTAAAACTCATCTCTTGTTATACCTTTTTTAATCATTCTTGTTGCAATCTCTGTAGGTCTCACCAAGTTTTCGGCATTTTGAATAAAATAACTATTCCTCATAAATTCTTCAATCACCGGAATACCAAAAGACATTCCTTTAGAATAGGCCTGATAATCCGCCGTTCCACCAACAAGTTCTACCTTCTTTTTTAATCTATCAAATCTATGTTTTAATTCGTGAGCCATTACTGATATGGTATTAACCTCATCCCTAACGAATCTATCGTATAGATCCTTTGGTTCCCACTCACTTGATGTAACAAAATTCACATTTAATTCTATCTCACTAGATGTTTCATTAATCTGCATTAAAATACCTCTATCAAATTTAAATGCGTATGAAACTCCCATTGATGCAATCTCCACTTTTCCTTTATACCCAGCAAGTTCTTCGGTATGTACAGAAAGTTTTAAAGTCCTTAAAACTTCATCACCAATTGGTAGATTTACGTTTGTTTTTAGTTTATATTCGTCTTGTTTTTTATCTATCTTTTTTAGAAATGCCGACACAATACCATATAATTTTTCCGCAGAATCCATAACGAATTCAGGAACCCCAACGGCTTCACTAATCAAACTTTTTGATATTAGATCATATTGTGTTTCTGTTATAATAACTTTTTTCATATCAATACTTTATTAACAATCATCAGAAATTTCATTCCAGAGTTCAACGAAATCGTCATAATAGTCATCAAACATTAACTTTTCAATTTCCTCTCTACCTTCATTTCTTTCTTCATCTGAAAATACATCATCATCCCTTTCATAGTCTTCATCACCAAAAAAGAATCTCATACCTTCATTAATACAAAAATGAGCGTATTCGTCACCATCACTAAAATTACAAGGATCCTGAATTTGTACTTGGAACTGAATAATATCTCTCAATTCTCCGATTCTCCTAATTCTTTTGAGGAATTTATTTTGTGACTCTGTAATGATATATTTCTTCATACAAATAAATATATCGGAGTTGCGATTTATCCCACAACTCCGAGTTTACCATCCAAATGATGATCATCCAAGATTTCAGACGCAACCATCCTTTTATCCATTATTTTAATGATTTCGTCAATACTATATGGTTTCATACCATTGCCATCAACACCAACATCCATTTTCTTTCCATTCCCAAACTTTCGGTGTTCAGGTAGATGAACGTGTCCGTGAAGATGGATAACACCTTTATTCATTCCATTCCAACTTTGGAGTGGATAATGACACATAACAAAAGAATGATCTCCAATTTTAACCTCCAAATAATGTTGGATACTCAAAAACTTATCTTGGATTCCGCCTCGGTCATTCTCAATGTGATGATCGTGATTACCAAGAATCAAGTGGATGTTTTTACAAACCAACCTATCCAAAAATAATCCAATATTATCAAACCCACCAAATGAAACATCACCAAGCATAATTAATGTATCATCTTGTCCAACAACAGAGTTAATGTTGTTTACAATTGCATCATTCATTTGTTCAATTGTTTGAAAATCCCTTGTTGAGTTCTCCGGAACTTCACCATCATGGGTTCTCCAGTTTGTAACACCACGCACAATATTTTTGTGACCGAAATGAGTTAAGTATCCGAGGTAATCCACACTCTACCTGTGTTTCCCTCGGATATTATTTTTTTAAATTTTAACATACTTATTATTTTTTATTTTACAAATATAATCATTTTTATTATATCTTTCACCGTTTTTATAATTATTTATCAATTCAAGACATAAGGATTGTTCAAAATATTCTAATCCCCAATTTATTATTTTATTAAAAAGTTCATTTAGTTCTATTTCAGAGTCATTATTTTTAAAAGATTTTCTAACATTATCTCCGTGGGTAATTAGTTGACAATTTGACGGATGTCTAATGATTTCCGGAAAAACCCCCATATAAAATCCATTTTTTCTACCAAAAATATGATCTCTAACATAAAATGGTTTATTTTTATTTTTATTTTCTTTATTGAATAAAACACCGTTTTTTAAATTTTCAACACCAATTGTATTTTCGGTTATAACTTGTCCAACCCAATTGGAAATTTCACGGTAAAACTTATAATCATCTTTTTTTTCTAACGGAATCCAAACACCATTTTTTTCGTTTATAACCCTCATTTTTTGTTTATACTCTTCAGTGAATTTTAATGAAGATTTTTTACCAATTTTTTCTTTGGTTTTTTCACTCATTTCTGGTTTAACATATCCATTTAATATTTTTAAACTATTTGTTATTTTTCTTTTATTTTTAGCATCTTCAGAAACTTTTTTCCCTTTCATCCCTTTTGAGCATTTTTTTCTATAATTTTCATCAACTCTACTTTTAGTTAGTTCAGAAAATTTTTTTCGTTTTTCTATTGACCATTTTTTTCCAAAATTAGGATTACCCTCTCCGTGTAACTTACATTGTTTACAATTAAAAGTAACCAAATCTATTCTTCTAACATATCCTGCGGATATTTCACATTCTTTTCCACATTTTTTACATAAAATTTTATGTTTTTTATTTGTACAAATATTACACAAAATTTTTGATTTACCAACTAATTCTTTTTTACAAACTTTACATTCCATAACCTCTTTTATTATAAATACTTCAAGTTATATTAAAAGTCGGTGTCGTTTGTGATTTATTTCATAATTTTATACTAAATCTATTTTTCATTTGTTCTATCTTATCTTCAGGTACATTATGATCATTTTTATTATCATGCCTTTTTTCCACAACAACACAAAATACCATATAACCAAATTCTTTTGCCATATCAAAATATGGTTTCATTTCCCACTCTTGGGTGAATGTATTTGATACCGCAATTTTTGAGATAGATGACATCATTGCTGATCTGACATTATCTTGACATTCAGCATGAGCTTCTTTTATTTTGGATGGATCAAACTTATATACACCCTCACCATATGGATCATCATATACCATAAAGTATTGATCAGCCTCAAAGACGTTTGAGGTTAATTGTTTTGCGAAAGTTGATTTTCCTGAACCAGGTATTCCTCTTACTATATATAAAACTTTTTCCATACCACAAAGATAGTAAAAAAAATGTAATAAACAAAAAAAGGAACCTAAGTTCCTTTTAAATTATTCGTTCTTTGATGAGTATTTAATTACCCATGTTTCGGACTTCGTTATCCATGTCAGGGGCATTATTTTTACTAATTACATTTTTACTATCCGGTGATGTTGGTATTGGTGGAAGTGTTTCATCATCACTAATTACAGGTGGGATAAAAGCCAAAATATCTTTCAACGATTTGCAACTAGATTTTAATAGGGTAGTTGCCTTACTATTATTTGTAATATCAAACCAATCAATACCATTTTTAGATGCAAACCATCTATCTTTTTGTTTGGCATACTGCCACACATTGTCGTTAGGTAATAAACATTTTTCTTCGTCAGATAATGTTAACTTAATTGTTTTTGATTTTTGTTTTGTTTCCGTCTTTTTAGTTTTTAAAATATCACCACCACAAAACATTTTATTAATTGTGGTTTTAAATGGTTGTCCAGTGTCTGGCGCTTGTTGATAGGTTTGGCTACCAACGTTTATAATATTTTGACCACAATTTAATTTACCTTTACTACCCGATAGTTTAAATTGATTGTTTTCTTTATAATAAACATTAAATATAACTGATTTACCATCTTTATCTGGATATACTATAGTATCTTTTCTAACATAAACTTTTGATGCTGATCCACCTAACTGCTCACCACTACTATAAAATACTTGATCACGTTTAACCACATATGTCCCATCAGAGTTTAATGTTTGTTCAGAGATAACATCTTTTTTCACACCATATTGTGATAATATATCTTTCTTTTCTTGTTCGGAAATTAAAATTCTTCTAATATTCATAACTTGTTTATTTATAAATATATGATAAACAAAAAAAGGAACCATTTCTGATTCCTTTATCGGGATCGTCCATTGGAGAACGAACTGCCACCACCTTGTTTTTCTAAACAAGGAAACTTATATCTTATGCATCCACAAATAATAATTTGTTTGGTTTGAGGATCCCATTGTAACATCAACGAATTTCAATCCATTTATGACTCCATTATTGATATTACCATCATAAATAGTTCCACTCAAGTTACCCCATGGTGTATAATTCATTGTTAGATTATATGCCGATGCGGTGGTATAGAACGAATACGTTGCACCATTACCATTGAAGGTATATTGATTAATCGTATTAAACGCAAGAGTATCATTTGTAGGGATAATACTTCCGATCTCACTGACACGATAACCGGTAATTACCCAACTTTCCCCAACCATATTTAGTGCGGTGTCCATTACAATTGTATCATACACAATTGGTTGTGGTGGAAGTGGTGGATCATTGGGTTGGATGTTATCCTTCTGACAGGACATTACTCCCAACCCAATACAAATAAACAAGAACATTTTTTTCATAATCATTTCGTTACAAGTGCTTCAATTTTACTTTTGATAGGTTCAACCATATCAATATCTTGTGTACCAGTCACAATGATGGAGTCTTCCAAAAACCGGAATGGAATATTGATCAAAAATGTACCTCCATTGAAGAATCTCAAATCATTTTTAAGTTCCAAACATCCGTGAACCATTTCCAAGAAGATCTTGAACTGAACCTCATCAATAAATACTTCATTAAGAAGTTCTCCAAACTTCTCGTTTATAATTCTAACTTTATATCCTACCTTATTCATATTACAAAGATAAAAAATATTTTTGTTATTTCAAAACAATTTCACCTTCAATAATACCAAAAGAACTATGTTCTCTGAAATGACATTCACCAGTAGTGGTGTCCTTTGTTAGAACCCACATATCATCACCTTTCCAAGTGATATTCATTAGAACCTCATTTTTTTTAAGACTAACTTCTTCAGTACCACCCCAACTTCTTGCTCTTTGGTTATCAGTACAAGATGTGATCATAATCACACCCAAAACAACATACAAAACTTTTTTCATACAATTATTATTTATTTTCAACAATTTCTAATAACTTATCAAGACAAGCAAGTTCTGCTTTTTCGTAGGTTTTATAAGCTGATAAGTCATTGAATTGTTTATCTATGAAATTAGGGTTTGTTGTGGCAATTACATATTCAAACTTTGCAACACCATAATTAGATTCAATCCAAATTCTCAAATCATACTTCTCTCTAAACCATCTAAATGCTTGTGAGAATGTTGGAGCTAATACTCTATCTTCAATATTATTTAAAAATGAAATTGAATATATTGAGCGGATTTCATGAAATGTAGAATCGGGGTCATAAACACCAAAACAAGGCTCATCAAATCCAAGTGCTTTCATTCTTAAAGCCAACTCATAAGGTACAAATTCTTTTTCCATATTATTTTGATTTAGATTCAACAATTTCAATTAATTTTTCCAAGCAAGCAAGTTCTGCTTCTTCGGGAGTGTTATATCCATATTTTTTACCAATTAGTGATACTACTTCCATCTTATTCAAATCAACTAATTCAAATTCCCAACCTAGATTTTTCCACTTACAATCAATAAATGAGTGTAAGTTATGCTTCTCTCTAAACCATCTAAATGCTTGTGAGAAGGTAGGGGCTGAAACTTTTTCCTTTAAATCACCATAAAAATTTAGCTGAGTATTGTTTCTGAATTTATGATTTTTTCCTTGGAGTATTGTGTCATAATAAATATCAATATCACCTAATTTATAAAACCCAAAACAAGGTCCATCAAACCCAAGTGCTTTTAATCTTAAAGCAAGTGGATATGGTACAAATTCTTTTTCCATATTATTTTGATTTAGATTCTACAATTTCTAATAGCTTTTCAAGACAATCAAGTTCTGCTTCTTCGTATGTATTAAAAATCTTTCCATAAAAATCTTCAAAATTATTCAGGTTCAATATTCTAAATGAATATGAATGTATCACAGGTATTTTACCATTATTCAATCCTCTATCATAAACCTCAGAAGAAAATAAATCATGCTTCTCTCTAAACCATCTGAAGGCTTGTGAGAATGTTGGTGCTGAAATAGAAAAACCATGGTCTGAGTTCTTATACCTTCCTTCTATTATTAATTCATCATATTTGTAATATCCAAAACAAGGTTCATCAAACCCAAGTGCTTTAAGTCTTAATGACGGAGCATAAGGTACAAATTCTTTTTCCATATCTTTAATTATTTCAACAAAGATACATAAAAAATTATATTAAACAAAAAAAATCCCAAATAAATTCAACTAAGAACCATTTGGGATTTTCAAGTTTTTAAACCAACAATAAGTAAGAAAGGGGAATTTGTTGTTGTATGTTATAAATATTACAATGTTTACGAAAATTCAATTTTTTTACAAAATTTTCAATATAATTTTGAATAATTGATCCTTATAATCATCAAATGGTAAATCAATCATCCCAAAATACCCGCATTCACTATGTTCGTATCCGTCTTCAGCATTTTCAAGATCAGGATATATTTCCTCATCAACTTCAATGAAATAAACATACATAACACCCTTTAAATGTTTACCATCCTTCGTATATCTATTTATAACACCAATCAATTTTAACTCATCAGGATCCTCAATAATAATGTTTGTCTCTTCAAAGAATTCTCTAACCGCAGCCTCCCTTGGTGATTCACCATTCTCAACACTACCACCAGGTATTGACCATTTTCCGGGTAATGATTGATCAGGACTTCTTTTACATAGTAACACTTTATCATTACATTTAATCAAGATACCTGAAAATCTATCCAATTTTTTATTTTTATTCATATTTATGTGTATGGAATTAATAATAAATAACAATCTATTCAATGTAAAATGTGTTTTAACAAAAAAAGACATTGAAGAAGGTATGATGTATAAGAAATTTGATGATACCTTTGATGGAATGTTATTTTTTATGAGAGATGGTGAACATCATTTTTGGATGAAAAATTGTGTTATACCTCTTGATATAATTTTCATAAAGGCAAATACTATTTACAAAATACACCATAATTGTAAACCATGTTTTACAAATGAGTGTGATCACTATTCAGGAGAAGGTGATCTTGTTCTTGAAGTTCTTGGTGGAACTTGTAATAGATATGATATTAAAGAGGGCGATAGAGTTTATTTTGACTGATAAAGATATTTCTCATTCCCACAATTAAAGATTCTATAATACCTCAATCCATCCATTATTTCAACTTCAGTTAAATTTTTATCGTAACCTTGTTTAACTAATTTATGTTTTTGATAATTAATCCTATTCTCACGTTTACCATTAATAACATAATGATAATTAGGTTTACTTAACCCAATTAAATCAAATCCAAGATTTTTATACAAATCACCATTAGCCCAAGATATATCACAATAAGATAACACACTAATAGGATTATAATCTTTAATAAATTGTTTAAATAATTTAGATGCTCCTCCGATAACGGAAACTCCAACTTTATTACAAAATCTAACTAACTCATATTCATCGTCTTTTTGATTTTTATTCAAAATCTTTCTTGTCTTCATAAAAGTCATCAACGATATTAACTCACCATTATAATATAATCCATAATTAATGTTAGTATTAACAAAACCTTGTAAGTGATTTTTGATCAAAAATTCTTTAACTATATTTTTATCTTTAATGATTTTTATGTTTGTTTTTCTGGCATATACCCTATTTGAGGTATTTAAAATATTTCCAATTATTGACTTAACAATATCATATTTAAAATCAAAATCATCTTCAAATATATGAATCAATCTGACACCATTCTCATTACATATTTTGGTTTTTTTAATGTGGTAATCGTTCTCAACGAATAATTCAGAATGCCACCTAAGACCATTAAATTCAAATCCTATTTTTAATTTAGGTAAATAAATATCAATTTCTTTACGATTAATTTTGTATGATTGGATAATCTCACCATCATATAATTCACTTATTAATTTGAATAACAAAATTTCTTTACCCGATACGTTACTATCAACCGGATTACATTCACAACATAGTTCAGTTTTAATTATTTTCCTGTTAGCAAATAAACCTTTAGGTATTTTGGATTGTCCGTGAATATCACACTTCACAATAAAATGTTTTTCATCTTGATCAATCACTTGGGGGTTATCAATCAAAAATTGTTTAAATATTGTTTCTTTTCTTTTTTCTTTTTCTTTACCCCCATTTTCATATTTCCATTTTTCACTTTGTCTAAAATGTTCCGTACCCCATTTTAATAAACTAGTTTTTTTTGATTTTTCTTTAAACTCCTTTGTCTTGAAGGGGGTTTTTTCTCCGTATTTTTCAACACAGGTATTTTCTCGTTTTGTTTTATTGCAAACAGAAGAACAAGTATAATACCCACCTCTACTAATTGATTGATTGTATCTTCTATATTGAATTTTTACTTCTTTACCGCAAACATCGCAAACCGCATCAACGATTAGATGACTTTGTGGATTAACCAACTCAATTGGTAATTCATTATACTCATTGAGTATGACATCTATGTTATTTTTTTTATAGTAGTCAGCAACATTTCCAGTGATCCTTATTTTGAGTGTTTTTGTTAAAAGCATAAATAGATATTTACTATAAATATAGTAATCAATCCATTAATGTCCACCGATTTGATTATTCTTCACCAATTTTTTCTTTCAATACTCTAACAAATTCTCTTTGTATCATTTTTGTGAATTTAACATACGCAGCATCTTCACTATCTTTTTGGTATTTGTATTTACCTGATGGAGGTCTTTTAGATCTACCAAGATAACTTAAACCTGAAATGTTAGTTATACATTTGTGCCCACCACTATTAGAAACAATCACATCCCAAGCACTTACAGTGATATTATCCAACATACTCATTTCCTCTTCAGTTAAATCACTAAATGGTTTGGACATTGCGGTTTCAATGTCTTTCATTAATGATTTTCCACTCTCACTTTTTGATTCAAATCCATATAATGCTTTGAAATCTTTAAACGTAAACCCAACTGACTCAGATCCAAAATCTTTACCTGATTCTGAAACCCACTTTATTGTTGATAATGGTATTTGTCTATCCTTAAGTTGTGATTCCCACTTCGCAAGAACCTCATCTTTAATTTCACCTAAATTAACACCTTTAAGTGCTCTTTCTTTTTTAAACGGATTACAAGATGCTTGAACCAATCCCAAAGGCCAAGCAATAACCAAGAAATCGGCTTCAGGATTATTTCTAAATGGTGTGTATCTATCATAAGATCCTGGTTTCATCATTGATCCTCCACCATATTGAACTATTATATTACCTTCAATCTGAACATTTGGGTGACTTTTCATTGTTTGAACATACTCTTCCTTGTGTTTTTCTAAAGATTCAACTCCAGCATATCCTTTTTCCGCAATTTGAGATCTAATGTTATTTAATATACTAATTAATGATGGTTTCGCATTTAAAACGATTGAATCCAAGAAACCTGGTTTGTTCTTATAAGCCAACAATAATTTATTAACAACCAACCCCATTAACATTTTGTTTCTTTGTAATGATTTGTCTTTATCAAGTTTAAAAAGATAATTCATTACTTCCTCGGGGGTAATATCAAATCTTGCATAATCCGCAGAATCTACTGTTGAAATTAACTGAATATCTTCAGGTGAAAATATTTCTTTTGGGGAAATAATTTGAGATATTGTTTCAACATTTGACCTTGAGGATCTAAAACTTGTTGATGTTCCTTGCTCAACACCAGCTTGTGTATCGTGGTGATCAGTATGGATTACAAACATTGGACGGCCATGGGCAAAATCAACCAAAACCGGCATTACATCCCCATTTGCGTCCATTTTTTTTATTGCAAATTCTTTATCACCATATTGTATTATTTCAGCATCAACAACTTTAATCCCGTTATTTTCAAGATAATGTTTCATTGCCAATGCGGTTGTTACTCCGTCAAGTCAAAGGTCCTGGTGAAAGTAGATTTTCGCTTTTGGGTATCTTCTAGCGAGAGATGTGATATCTCGTAATCCACTTTCAACCAGGACGTGTCTATTTTTACTGGTCGTCATATATTATTGTTTTTCATATAAATACTTTGTAATCTGAATTAATCCATCTAAATCAAAATGTAAATACCATTTGTCTTATTGTTTAAAAATCCCTATGTTTGTAGAAATTTAAAAATTAAAAATTATGAAAGAAAAGTTTGTAAAGTTTTTTGAGAAATCAAAACCAGTATTCAAAAACATTATTTTTTTATCCTTTGTTTCCATTTCTTTGGTTGCAGGGTTTTATATTGGTTCAGCTTATAATAGTAAGTATGGGCCTCAGAAACCTACGATCCATACCGTAAAGGTAAACAGGAGTCAAGTCAATCTTGCTCTTGATGAACACAATCACCTGATAATTATTGATAAGAAGACGGGAGATTATACCGTATATCAAGATTCAATTGGTGTTTCCGTATTTAAACTCTATGCGAGAAATATTTTTTCTGACGTTTCAAAATAAAAAATTATGTTCAAGTTTTCATCAATCCTTAAATTATCATATCTTGTAGGATGTGTCTCAATTATTGGGTTTCTTTCAAGTATGAATAACACTTTTAGTGAACCAGATAACACTATGTTTGTTGGTGATCCATCTGACATTAAATCACCAAAATGTATTCAGATGTATGAACTGATTGAGAAATACTCAGAAAAATATAATGTCCCAAAATATGTTGCATACAATGTGGCATATAAAGAAACAACTTATCGTGGGCCTTTTGATTGGAAGTATAATCCAAGTAGAACTTCTTGTGTTGGGGCTCTTGGCCCGATGCAAATTATGCCAAATACTTCACTTTATATTAATAAAGTTCGTTATTCCAAATATAAAATAATGAATGATCTAAAACTGAATATTGAGACAAGTATGAAGTTATTAAGAAAACTACATAACAGATATGGTAATTGGGGTGTTGCTTGTGGTTATTATAATACCGGTTACCCAATCGTTAATGATTATGGTAGATATTGTTCTACCAATAAGGATTATAAATCAAAATGGTTATCTCTTAAATAAAAAAACCCACTCAAAAAGTGGGTTTAATATTTTGAAACCTTGTTGTTATTTTTATTAGTCAATTACTACCGCTCGGATCGTGTCTCTTCCGATTGAGCTGGTTTTAAGATAAATTAATTTATTTTTATGTAATTCAAAGAATTTATCCAATTCCATTCTATAATCTTGCATCATATATCGTTTACCGTTATGGTCAACATAAATTGAATCAATGTAGTTAATTTCAGTTTTTGTCCTCACCAATTCATTCCCACACTCAGGACAAAATTTCCAAGATGACTTTTTTATCTTTGTTAAACACTTTGGGCATCTTTCAATTAAATCCTTTTTTTCAACAGGTTTTTGAGATTCCGGTAATATCTTCCATACTGATGTTGATATAGTCCAAGAGTTAAAATTTTTATTTACGGTCTTGAATGTTTGATCACTTGATGATCCCTTTTCAACTCTACCTGTTTCAACCGATTTAGTTTTTTTAAATAAACCTCTACTTCTTGGTTTTTGTTCAAATTTATTTGATCGTGGATTGTTACTAAAACCTAATGTGTCATTAAAACTGGTTAAATTTACATCTACATTGGATTTTGAATCGTAATTTATACTTGTATTAAAATATGTGCCAATAATATCATTATAATTATTTGTCGTATAAGTAGGATTCCAAGATAAGGTATTTATTCTAACATCAATAATGTCCTCTTCCTCATAAAATAGAATCTCAACGTCACCATTATTTGCAATCGCATTCATGGTTTCATTTGTGGTCTCTACGGTATAAGTTTCATACTTGAATTTGTGGGGGACATCAATGTACCTCTCAAGAAATACTCTCTCACCTGGACGTAGTACAATACCACCACCTGTAATGAACTCTCCATTGATTTTTATTTTTGATAGGACGGTTTTTCTTGATGGGTTGTAAAGTTCTATTTCAAACTCTGATCCGTCTTTTAGATAAACATTCTGACCGAATTGTTTAATTCTTTGTTTTCCTTTTGTGATATAAGCACATGGCTTATCACTGATTTGATTGTAATACATTTTTCCTTATTTTTATTTTTTATGTTTATTGAACTCCGAATCGTTGGTCTCTCTCCAACTCAAATGCCTCAAGGACACTCGGAACCCAGTAACAAGGTTTCAGGAATAAATATATTATTGTTTTATTTTATGTAAATAAAAAACCCACCTTTAATTGGTGGGTTTCATATTTTAACAATTGTTACCTTTAATGAGAGAAGCAATTAATTTTGTTTTATCTTTAATCGACAAACCGTCATTCTGAAGAGTCTTTAGGGTTTCATACACCTTAAATTCATCCTCATCGTATTCGGTGGCACCCACCTCATTCATCCATTCTATTTTGGATTTAAGGCAAAAGAGTTTTTCCTCCATTTCTTTGATCTCATTTTGGATGTCTTGAACTGTTTGTACCCCTTCAATTTCATATTCGTATACCCATCCTGCCGTGTGACCAAAAGAGTTACAAATACCGTATCCATTATAACAGTTACCAGTAACCCAATTACTACTAATTCTAAATAACCCATCACTACCAATGTTAGGATTACCCGATGAGGGTTTTCCTGATGGTGTACATTTAACCAATTTTACATTTTTTCCAATCATTTTGTTTTTTGTTTTTACTCGTTTAAAAAATAATTTAATTTTAAATATTAATCTTTTCATTTCTATCCAATTTTAGGTATTATTAATGATTATGTCAAATATATTTAAGATGATTTTTTATAAACATAAATCGTAATTATATCATTTTTATTATGTATATGAACATCATAGATCATTGTATGGTATTTAAACTTATTTAGTCCTTTATCTATAATAATAGTGTAATCACCCTCAATGGTAATTGCAATCTTACCACACTCTTCTTTGAACTTTTCAAATGGTTTTTTTCTCATGTATAAATCAGTTATTAAACAATATCATCCCTCATCAATTCCAACGTCTTGAAGTAATTAACTCTTGTATTAGCAATATTACAATAATTTGGTGATAATTCAATTCCCAACCATCTTCTTCCCAATACTTCCGCAGCAACCAATGTAGTCCCACTACCAGCAAATGGATCTAAAATTACATCATTTTTGTAGGATAAAATCTTGATAGCTTTGGTTGGGATGTCCATTGAGAACGTTGCTTTGGTGAGTGACTTAGTATCTGCAAAGTAATTCCACTGACCAAAAACAAGCTCCATAAACTCCTTCTTATCCGTTTCTTCATACACAACTTTCTTTTTTATGGTTCCATCCTCCTGTTCAATTTCAGTAGGTGTCCCTTTCCACTGAGGTTCTCCTTTAACCTTTTTAATATGGTGTTTTTTGTATGCAAGTATTACACACTCCTTTGGGTTATATATGTAGGGACTAGACGGACTCATCCAAGATCCCCAAGCAGTTGTTTTACTTCTGTGTGGTGATTCTTCTTCCAAATCAACAATACCGAAGAAACCAAATCCAATTTCCTTCATAATTTGCCACATCTCCGATACAAAGAATATTCTTCCACCTTTCTTTTGTCTGTTGATTTCGTATGGGATATTCAAAGCAATTCGTCCATCGTCTTTTAATACATTATATGCTTCAGTTAACCAATTTTTACTAAACACTTTGTATTCCTCAAACTCAACATCATCTTCGTGTACATCATAATCAATACCAACCCCATAAGGACAGCTGGTTACAATTAAATCCACACTACCTTCAGGTAATGTTTTCATTACCTCAATACAATCCCCATTAATTATTCTTCCTGTTTCTATCATTTTTTCTCTAATGTTTCAATGTGATGTTGTAAGTACCATAAGGCTTTCTTTAGATCCTCAAGTTCTTTATCCTTATTCTTTTTTCCTGCTCTTGAGATATACTTTACGGTATTACCCAAACTGAACCCTAAGTCCCACGCATCAATCACCTTGATGGCTTCATAAAGATTATCCGATCCTCCATAATGACTTGGGTGATTAACTTGTTCTTTATTGTTTTCCATTTTATTGTTTGTTTTATGAGCCCAAAATACTCCATCAATATAATAGGTATTAAATCCATACCAGTCAAATGAATCAACAACTTTATTTACCCCCTCTGTTGGGTCTTTTGAGGATTTATAATCATCCAAATATATTATACCATTATCGCTTACAAAATTAATCAGATTATTTAAATCTCCCCTAACACATTCTTCAAAATGACACCCATCAATCTCAATAAAATCAAATTTACTTTTTACCGTATCTAAAACTCTTGGGACAACTTCAAGTGAGTTACCGGGAATAAGATTCAAATGTATGTTAAATTTTTTATAATGTTCAACAAGAATTTCAAAGTTATTAATCACATTATCATGCTTGCAATCATCAAAGATTAAAATTCTAATTGGTTCTTGATTAAAGTTTGGGTCATCGTTTTTGAGTTTAACCAATGAATCACATATTAACTTCATTGAATGTCCTTCGTTAAAACCTACCTCAATAATATTTTTTGGTTTTGTTTGATATACAAGATCTTGTAAGGTGTACATTCTTTCGGGATACCAACTAATGTTACCTTCACCGCAACCAACTACCATTCCTTTTAATAACTCCATTTTAATCTTTTTTTTCAATTATATATAATGGATGTATTGTTTCCGATTTAACAATAAATCTTAATTTTGTAATTTTAAATTTATCTTTTGCGTATGACACTTTTTGTTCAAAATTCATCCCTTTTATGTCAAACTTTAACCCATTGATTACCGCACCTGTTGGATCTAAATATTGAATTTTTACCCCAACAATATTAAAAAACTCTTTTGGATTAACAACATCCTCAGTTGTTTCAACAAACTCGGTTGTGAAAATGATGTCTTCACCTTCGTTGTAAATTTTATATTTCCTGAAAAGGTATGGTTTGATATCCATCCCTTCCAATTCAATCAACCATCTATTTGTTTTGAGTGGTTCATACATTCTAAAGTCTGTGGTAATTATTTTTTCAGCCATTTATATTAAATTTTATATATTTTATGATTTCATCCGTGTTAATATTCTCACAATACATCTTATAAACTTCCTTTGAAAATTCATCAGAAATTATGATGCAATCCGCAGAGAGATACGTTTCAAGATTATGTAGATTATTGATGATATTTTCTTTTTTTAATATCCGTTTGTTGAACCCCATTCTTCCTTTATCTTTTCTTGGTTTTCTTCTTTGTTGATTTTATTGATTAAGGATCTAACTTCTTTTCCTAAATCATAATCATTTGGATTTTTTTCAACCAAATATTTAATTAACAAAATCAAATTTTCTTCCATTTTATAATATTTTAATATTTTCAAATTTTTCTTCATCAAATTGAGATTGACGAATAGTATTAATTAACTTTCTTTTGAATAGTGGTAGTAGGGTTTCATTAATGGGGAATATATCACTACACGTCATCTCAAAAACAGGTAATGAAGATCTTTCATCCTCACCATTCCATTGTGAAAATGTATTTATTATTTTCGGTATTGTCAATTTTAGTTTTGGTTCAGAATATATTAAATTAACTAATGTCTTTTCTTCTGATGATTTTTTTGCCGCAGATTTAATATTATATTCCCAAAGATAAAGATTACCGGATTTCTTCTCGTTATAATAAAAATACCCTTTTTTAGTTTGTAGATTTTTTTTGTTTTTCTTTATATTGATCCCGATAGTATCAAATACTATTGACCATATTGACTTGGCAATGTTAAAGTATTCCAAAAGTCTGGGTGCAGTAAATGTTAATATCTTAACAAATTCCTCATTCTCGGTTTGGGACATTTCGGGAATCTTTTTTATTTTGAGATCTCTAACTAATAACTCATCATCAATTGAGTCAAATTTTTTGTCAGTGTAGATTAACTTTTTTTCTCTGATTAAAGTTTGGACATTCGCCAAATGAAGGGATAACTCAATAAATCCAGGGTATAATTCCATATTATCAAGCTTTTCTCCCATCTTTTGGAAATAACTCAATAATTTATACTCTTTGTGTTCTCTATCTATCGGATCTTCAAATAACCAATCGGTATCCATTAGAAATTCTATCTTCTTATTTTTTCGTTTTCTTGTCATTTAGACAAAAATATAACACAGATTATGTTATCTGTAAATTGTTGATTAGCCAATTCTCATAACAATATAACCATCATAATAATCATATGTTCCATCATAACCATTTAAATTACCATAATCCTCATCATTAGATAAACCTCTTATAAAATCATCTTTGTCAATAAAATATTTAATTTCCAAACCATGATCTTTGATCCATCTCAATGGATCGTTTCTAACTTCATCCTTTTTATCCTCAACAATTTCTTCAACCGAATCTTCATCCAAATCCCCTTCAGGATTTTCTTCAATTTCTTGTATTTCATATTCTATATCAGAAATTCTACTTTCACGATCATCTTGGTGATCATCAGTGTCTTCATCATCATATAATTGTCCTGGTTGTACTACAGAACCATCTTTATATAATACCCATCTTGTTCCATCATATTTTAATTGGAATCTGTTATCATCTTCATCCATAAAATCAAAGATATTCCCACTTTCTCTGGTTTGATATTGTATTGGGGCTCTAACACCACCCTTTTCATACACCCATTTTTCCATTTTAAGAAGCCAAATCTCATCTTCTTGATAACTACTTAATTCTCTTTTTACATCATAACTTTCCGGTGATTCATATATATCATCTCTAAACATATCTTCAAGATAATCAGCGAGAGAATCTTTATCAATATATTCTTCAACTATATAACTATGAAAACTTTCATACCCAATTTCATCAATAAGATTTTCATTGTAGTCATATAATGATTTTCTAGCATCATCCTCACTACTAATCGCATATTCAATTCCTTCAGATAGTGATTCAAAAACATTCATTCTATAATGACCATATTTTCCTGGGATTAGATCATAAACATCAACGTATTTACTTAACTCATCAATTCTTTCTTGGATCTCATCATATTTTTCACTTAACTCATCGTAAAGTTCCTCATCGTCTTCAACTTCCATTCTTGATTCTACAGTCTCAAGTTCTTCTTTCAAATTATCTAATTCAACTTTTTCTTCATCAGACAATGCTTTAAGTTCGCCTTCTCTAACCGCATAGTTAAAAACAATATTCGCCATTAAACCTTCTTCATCAGTATCTTCAGGATCCCATATATTATTTTCTCTCCTACTATTAGCTTCATCAATTATTTTTTGTCTTGCAATTCTATCTAACTTATCCTGATATGGTGTACTATAATGAGATATATTACCAGTAACCGTAACATCATCAAGAGTTTGTATTTTACTACGCTGCAAAAATAAATTACCAACAACATATAATTTACCTAAATCTTGAACTGGAGTACTAGATAAATCCAAATTACCGAGAACTTTAATTGGTTTACCTTCAAATCTTTTTATTTTAGATAACACTCTACCATTGTAACCTGTGGCAGATAACAATTGTTTATATTCGCTAGCGGGAATTTCATAATATTCCCCCTCTTGTTCGTTGATCACATTTTTTATTATATTAATCAATTTTGATTCGGTAAGTTTTACAACTTTTTTCATATACAATAAATATGTTATTCATATTAAAATTATTTACATATTATCTTGTGTTGTGATATTTATATTAAAATAAACACATTAAAAACAATTGATGATGGGGTGTGGATGCAAAAATAAGAACAACGGTGGAAATACCACTACTCAACAATCAACAGCTCAGGGACAGCCTCAGCAAGTAAAAAATGCCACTGTTCAAGAGTCCGTTAAAAAAATTGTTGAGAAGTATTATAACAAAAGATAATTTATTTCTACCAAGAAATTAAAGGTGGTTACGTTAGTTTCCACCTTTTTTAATATTTATTAATATGAGTACAGGATTAGAAAAATTTATAAATCAATTTAATAATGGTGACTGGGATGAGTTTTCATCGGCATTTGGTAATGATGTTTCCAAATTTTTATCGTTAGTTAAAAGAAGAGGTTTATTAGATAGAATAAGTTTAGAAACGATTGATTATAACGATCCTGAATTAGTAAATTCTGTAATGCTAGCTCTTATTAACGATGACCCATCATATATAAATGAAATAATTGAATATAGTTTAGGTGATGTACAAATTCGTCCAGATGGGTATTATCTAAGATTAGATCGTTTAAACGAACTATCTGAATTTTTCAAAGACAATCAATATTCAATAGATTATAATGATAGGGATATTGTTGAAAAAGCGTTAGATGAGGACTGGTGGGAGCCTTTTTCAGATACGGTTTATGATGTTTATGATGATATTATAAAAGAACTTGATGAAAAAAATATTAAATTACTAGAAGAAAGAGTTCTTGAAATAGTTGGTAATCAGGAATTTTCTTTGGATGAATATTCAAGTCCTTATTTTAAGGATATATCTGACAACAATGGTAGATTTATAATAACCGAATCAAATATAGCGTCTATAGTTGGAGATAAGGACTCTATGAACTCTTTATTTAAAGGAGATCTATATGATTTAAAAAATCAACTTCGTTGGTTGGGTGATGAAGCTTATAATCAAGCATATAATGATGAGGTTTATGAAGATGTATTTAACGAACTTTCAACATTATTCATTGGTAGACACGACTGGGTTCAATCAAAAAAAAACGAAAAAACCATACATACACCTTACATAAAAATACGAGACATACGTAGTGATATAATAAATTTTTTAGTTGAGTTTAAGGGGACAAATAAAAATCTTTATTCCGATATGTTAACATACACCAGTATGGTTACGGAATATATGTATAGTGCCGATGAATGGTTAAGAATTAGTGTTTCAGATTATGCTGATCATACAAAGGTTTCTCAATACATTAATGAAATGCTTCCTGATCGTCTTTATATGTAAACTATTTATAATGTTAATTTAATTTCATACAAATTGTAAAAAAAATATATGAGATTAATTAACAAAAATTCAAGAAGAGGTATTGTCAACCTATTTGCAGATTTCATTCTTTCTAAAATTGACAAAACAAATAAATCAATAATCCAAGTTTCTGATTGTGGATCTTTTATGGTTGTTAATGGTCTAACAACAAGTGAAACTCAATTAGATCTTATGGATATAAAATTAGAATTCATTGAAAAATTTGATGAACAACTAAAGGATCTTGAATACGGTCAGATTAATGTGATTGATATTATCAAATATGGTCAAGAAATTAATCCGATCTCTAAAGTTTGGTTTAAAACAAATAAATCTCCGTTTGTTGAGGAACCCGAACCAATAAGTGAATTATCAATAAGTTCAGAATTCCCATATGGTTACTCTTTAAATTGTGGTAGATCCGCTATCTATTACTCTCACTATATTTTTAATCATATGTTTAATTTAATGAACGTTGATGAGGTTATGTTTTTCTACAATACAGATATTGATGAGTCGGAAGATTTTAAAATTAAAATTGTTTCAGATTCTAAAATACACAAAGAAAGGATAAAATCTCTTATATTAGATGTCTTTGATTTTGATTTAACCTCATTTGAGGATCGTATAAAGGATTATAATCTTATTGACGATATACTTGATCCGAATGGTGAAAAACCATATCTTAAACAGGATCTATTGGAACACGTAATTTTATTTTAAAAAGAATCCCCACCTTTTGAGTGGGGATTTTTATTATCCATTAATCCATTTCTTTATTATTTTAACACCTTCATTGATATCCTCAAAATCTCTATCAGGGGCAAACAATTCACTTTTGGGATCTGTTTCAGGTTCTTCTATTAATATGAAAGCTGGCACATATTCATTGTTTGTTATTTCAACAAACAAATTATATTCTTCCTCATATTCTTCAATATCTCTATCAACGAAATCAATATTTTCTTTTACCAACATTTCTTTCATGTCTTCACAAAAAGGACATCCTTTCATTGTGAATAAAACAACAACCTTATCCATTTATTAATTCTTGAACCAAACCTTTTATTTCATTTTCTTGTAGAACTCCTACTTTTGTATTTGTTACATTTCCTCCGTTGAATACTTTAATTGTTGGTACGCTCCTAACCCCTAATGCCATTGCAACTTCTCTATTTTGATCAACATCCATTGAGTACATTTGAACGTCTGTTGTATTTTCCGCAGCAACTCTTTCAAATATTGGTTTCATTGACCGACAGGGTTGACACCAGGACGTTTCTAATTTTAGAATTATTTTTTCACCATTTTTAATTTTTTCTAGTAATTTTTCTCCTGTAATTTCCATA